AGCAAAGTTTTTAATGAGACACTTAATGGAGGCGCATGATGCGTCTTTTTTTGTGTCTAAGAATGAAAGGATGATTGTATGGCTAAGATGATTGTGCCTCGTAACGTTAAGTCGGTGGCACGTACTCCTATCGGAGTATTAAGGACTGAGTTTAACATCCTTGCTGATGATTACATCAAGGTTGTTAATGGTGAGAAGCTTCTTTGCCCTAAGTGTGGGGAATGGAAATTCGCAAAGGATTTCTATATGGATAAGAGGTTTGCAACCAGTTCTTTCCCATTCTGCAAAGAATGTGTTATGGAGATGGCTTGTGACTATGACGAAGAGGAAAAGAAGTGGGTGGATAATCGTGAGAAAACTATCAAGGTTATGCAGCTTCTGGATCTTCCATTTATTGAGAGCATGTATCAGCGCTGTCTGGCTAAAGCAAGTCAGGATGATAAGTTCAGTCGTAATACTGCTTTTATAGCTATGGTTACTGAGCTTAAGTCACTTCCTCAGTATCAGGGGCGAACTTGGAAAGACAGTAGTTATGTTGCTTCTCGTGATGACGATGAGGAAGACGATGATGATGGTCAGATACATATAAGTTCTCGTTCATTAAAGAATGCCCGTAAGCGTTTTGGAGCAGGTTATACGGACGAGGAATATCAATTCCTTGAGGAAGAATATCAGGAATGGGTTACAAGATATGAATGTAACACTAAGGCTCAGGAAGAAATATTCCAGAGACTGTCACTTAAGAAGCTTGAGATTCATAAGGCATCTTTGCAGGGAGATTCTACTGACAAGCTTGACGCTACGTATCAGCAGTGGCTTACTACTGCTAACATTACCCCAAAACAGTCTGCGGCGAATAGTCTAACTGATGCTCAGACTTTTGGAACCCTTATCCAAAAATTTGAAGAGACAAGACCACTACCTGAAGTGGACTCTGAGCTTAAAGATGTGGATAAAATTGGATTGATCATAGATGTTTTCTTTAAGGGTCATCTATGCAAAATGTTCGGATTGAAAAATGCCTTTACAAGTATTTACGAGAAATTTATGAAGAGGTACACTGTCGAGCCTCCGCAGTATACAGAGGAAGAAGACAGCGAATCTATCTTCAACAGGGTATTTGGTAACTATAATGGCGAAAACGTCTAAAGATAAGAAGACTTTTTCTGAGGTTCAGCAAGAAAAATCCGAACGAATAATGGAAGGTGTTGGCGCATGGGCGGCCTTCTATAGAGAAAATCCTCAGCGTTTTGCTGCGGAGTTTTTAAATGTAAAACTAAAGGTTTTGCAAAAGATTCTTTTATATATGATGATGCATATGATACATTTTATGTATTTCGCAAGCCGAGGGTCAGGAAAAACTTGGTTAACGGCATTGTATTGTGTCATCAGATGTATCTTATATCCAGGCACAAAGATATGTATTGCGTCAGGAACAAAAGGTCAGGCGATGGAAGTTATCAGTAAGATTAAGGATGACTTCATGAAGAATTATGGGTGGGGGTCTCAGAATCTATGTAATGAGATTTCGTGGATATCGGACAGCCCGAATACGGGTAAGTGTGATTTCTATAATGGTTCTTATATTCATGTCGTTGCTGCTAATGATAATGCGAGACACAACAGAGCAAATATCATTATCATTGACGAATTTAGGATGGTTGATCTTAAGACTTTAACAACTGTTATCAAGAAGTTCCTTACAGCTCCAAGGAGTCCTGGTTATCTTTCAAAACCTGAATTTGCACACTTGAAAGAAAGAAACTCTGAGATCTATATGAGTAGTGCATGGTACTCATCTCACTGGTGTTTCAAGAAGGCTCAGTCCTTCCTTGCAAACATGCTGGATGATAAGCGAAGCTATTTTGTATGTGGGCTTCCTTATCAGCATGCAATCATGAGTGGACTTCTTATGCCTGAAGAAGTTGAAGATGAAATGTCTGAGGAAGATTTTGATCCTATTGGTTGGAGTATGGAAATGGAATGCTTGTTCTACGGGCAGAACTCTGATGCATTCTTTTCGTATGAAGACTTTAATGATCGAAGGAAAATTAAGAACGCTTATCTTCCACTCTTTATGTATGAAAAGCGTGGTCTTCATGTTCCAGAGGTCTCTGCTCATGAAAGACGAATTATGTCGGTCGATGTTGCTTTAATGGCTTCTTCAAGGCACAACAACGATGCTTCAAGCATTCAGATAAATGTCGCAATCCCAGGTGATAAAAGATACAAGAGTAATTATGTTTACTTTGCCAATTTCGAAGGTTTAACTACTGACGAACTTGGCATTGTTATTATGCGTTATTTTTACCATTACAAATGTACGGATCTTGTTCTTGATACTGTTGGAAATGGGCTTGGCGTGTTCGATTTTATTATCAAAGATCAGTATGATCCGGAAACGGGTGAGACATATGGAGCATTAACTGCATGTAACAATGATGAGATGGCTGCAAGGTGCAAGGTTAAGGGAGCAAGGAAGGTTGTCTGGTGTATCAAGGCAAGTGCTGACTTTAACTCTAATGCTGCTATTGGTCTTAGGGCCAGTCTTAAGAATGGTGAAATCAGTCTTCCTGTTGACAGTCATGATGCTCTTGAAGTTGTCAGGAAGATTCCTTCTTATTCAAATCTATCTGAGAAGGAACAGACTGAGATCATTATGCCGTATGTTCAGACTTCAATGCTTATCAATGAAGCAATCAACCTCGACCACGAGATTGTAAACAACAAGGTTAAGCTTATGGAACACAGTGGTATGCGCAAAGATAGATACTCTTCTATGCTCTACAATAACGCTGTTGTACAGATACTTAACACGGAACTTAATTCAAAGAAAAGTAACCAAAGACAGATATTAGATATGATGTATATCCGTCGAGGAAAAATAAGATGAAAGGATGGTGCTGGTCTTGGCGAGAAAAAAATCCGGTGCAAACAGCACCTCAGTACGAAAAGTTACATCTGAAGTTGGGAAACCTAACAGACCTGTAAAGGAACTTAAACAGCGTTATGACGAGGAAGAAAAGGAAAGGGTCAAGAAGAACTTTGATGCTGCTAAAGAAATATTTAAGCAGATGCGAGATCCTAATAAGAAGATCACTAACACGCTTAATGCCTTTACAAGAGAATCTATCAGGACTTATCTTCAGGCTCCGGCAAGTAATGAAAAGAACCTTAGAAATGTTTCCAAGTATCTGTATTACAGGTCGCATCTTTATTTCAGACTGATACAGTGGTATGCGACTATGTGGGATCTTAGGTGCAGACAGGTAATACCGCCCTATGATCTTACGGCGGAGAATGGAGCTGACAATATCCTTAGTATATATAATCAGACTCTGGATAAGCTTGAGATTTACAATCTTCAAGGCAACTGGTATGACGTTGCTGTTACCTGTTATAGGGAAGATGTTTGCTACTCTCTTTTCTTTAGGGATGATACGGGTGCGTTCTTCTATATCTTGGATGCAGACAACTGTATGATCACAGGAAGATATATGACAGGAGATTTTGCTTTTGCCATAAATATGAGTAAGTACAAGAGCCAGCAGGGAAAGAACCTCATTGAATGGCTTGGTGAACCTCTTGCTTCTATGTATCGTGAGTATGAATCATCAGGAGTTAACTGGATTGAAGTACCACCAGAGTATGCTGCATGTTTCAAATTCAGGAGTTCTGAATGGGATATGGTAGTACCGCCTATGGCGACTCTGTTCCAGGAGCTTGCCGCTCTTATGGACACTGCTGATTATCAGGCTATTGCCGATGCTCAGAGTATCTATAAGCTTGTCACACTTCCTATGAGAACTTTGTCTGGTGCAAAGATGGCTGATGATTTTGAGATCAGCCCTGACCTTATGTACGACTACTTTAAGAGAATGGTTGACGAGGCGCTTCCTGATTATGCATCAAGTGCAATGGTTCCTGGTGGCGACCTTCAGGTTGTAGACTTCTCTACCACTGCGGCTGATAAGGATGTAGACAGGTACGAACAGTCACAGAATACAATCCT